AGCGGGCGGAGAAAGCGCGGTTTGACCGGCAGGGGGTCGCCGGCGGCGCCCGCCAGCTTCTCGCATATGGATTCGCAGCAGAGGATATTACCAACACACTGACTCGGCTCGGTAATGTTGCGGCCGGTCTGGGACTGAACCTGCAAGACCTCACGTGGTTGTACGGCACGACGGCCGTACAGGGGCGTTTATACACGCGTGACGTAATGCAGTTCCAAAGCCGAGGCATCGACCTCGCGGGAGAGTTGGCAACGCAACTCGGCAAGACCCGCGCGGAAATCTCACAGATGGTCACGGAAGGCAAAATAGGCTTTCCAGAGGTGCAGAAGGCTATTGAAAGCATGACGAACGAGGGCGGGAAGTTCCACAACCTCATGCAGGAGCAATCCAAAACCATTACGGGCCTCATCTCCAATCTCGGCGATGCTCTCGACATGATGTTCAACGACCTCGGCAAGTCGCAAGAAGGCATCATTGCAGGTGCACTCAAAGGCACGATTTCACTCGTCGAGAACTATAATCAGGTGCTGGACATTGTCGCCCAGCTTGTCGTCGCCTATGGTACATATAAGGCGGCTCTGGTTGTCCTGACGGCAACGGAAAGGGTACACAGGACGGTAACGCTCGCCCACGCTTTCGGTCTCTCCACCCTCCAAACCGTAATGGGAACGCTGACCAAGAAGACGCAGGCACTGAATGCGGCTTTGATGAAGAATCCCTATGTGTTGATCGCTGCGGCCGCCTCCGCGTTTGCCGTCACACTCTACAAGATTATCACGGCGAAATCCGCAGAGGAGATAGCCTACGAAAAGGTAAACGCCGCCATCGACGCCTACAATCAGAAGCTCGATGAACAGAAGAATAAGGCCGAGCAGCTGCATGCGACCATGCAGGACGAGGTCAGCACGGCCTACACCAAGCGCAAAGCCTACGAGGAGCTGATACGTCTCTACCCCGAACTGTTGCAGCGGTACAGCGAGGAGGAAATCAAGCTCCTGTCGCTTATCGATCTTACAAAGGAGCTCAACGACATCAACGACACACGCAAGGAGAACAATCTGCAAGAGCAGTATGATGCCGCCCTCGAAAAGGTCAAAAGGTTAGATCAAGCGATAGCAGATGCTATGAAATTCGGTGATAGGACAGCAATGGCCGGACTTAGTCTTTCTTATAAAAATGCAGAGGCTGAGTTGGACGAGTACCGCAAACAGCTCTATGAACTAAAAGAAACACAAAAAGCCGCCGAGTGGGACGCTGCCCCTGCGGAGGTCAAGATTGCCACATTGCAGGGCAATATCGACGAGCTGAAAGCCCAAAACGCAGAAATCGACCGTTTAATTGAGAATGCACGCAATAAGCAAAAAGAAGCCCCGTATTTGCTTCCTCTGTATGGTGAGAGCGAAGATTATTATCAGTCGCTTAAACAGTCGAATCTATCTCAAATCGCAACCAAACAAAATGAAATATCATCCCTACGGTCAGACAGAAAAGAAACCAATCGCAACAAATCCTATTGGGAAGGACAGAAGAAGGAGGCGGAAGCAGCTCTCGAAGCGATGGACGTTTCATTGAAAGGGACAGCGAAATGGAATGAGCTGATCGCCAAAATCGCCGAATACGATTCGAAAATTAAACAATACAGCGTTTCGGGCAAAACGGTGACGGATGCCGCCAAAGCCCAGAAAAAGCTATCCGATCTTATTCTCGCCAATGATAAAGCCCTTCAGCAATCGCGCATCGATATTTTGAAAGATGGCAAGCAGAAAGAGCTGGCCGAAATAGACTTGCGCACAAAAGAGGAAATGAACAAACTCGAGCAGGATAAATCGAAACTTAAAGCCGCGCAGGGTGGAATCATAACTGCAGATCAAACAAAAGATTTTCAGGAAAGGCAATCGAATATTCAGCAAAAAAATGCCGATGACCGAGCTGCCATAGAACTGAAATACGCCCAAGAGCTTGACAAGATATACAAGCAGATCACCGATGACACGCTCTCGGAAGAAGATCGCCGCATCAAAGGCATAAAAGACAAATACGAGGAGTTCCGCAAGTGGGTAGAAGATGCTCTGAAGGCTGGAAATATCACCAAAGAGCAAGCGACCGATTTGGGTATCAAGATCGACCAAGCGGAAATTGCGGCCAGCCTAAATACCATTGTCGAGAAATACGGTACGATGGAGGATAAGATTGCCAAGATACGCGAGAAACACGCCAAAGACAGGGAAACAGCAACAAAGAACGGCCGCTCCGACCTTATTCCTCAAATCGACAAACATGAAACAGAGGAAATCGGACAAATCAAGGTGGACGAACTGATGAAAACCGATGACTGGATTAATCTGTTCCAAAACCTCGACGCCTTGTCGAGCCGTGAGATATTGCGTATTATTGACAACATAAACAGACTGCTCCAAGATGCCGACCTCGACCCTATCAATCTGAAAACAGTAACCGATCAACTTGACCAAGCAGCAGATATAGCCACTCGGAAGAATCCATTCGCAAGTATTTCGGCAAACTTCAAGGCTTATAAAAAGGCACTTGCAGATGGGGATGATCTTCGAGCTGTAAAGCTACGTGAAGATGCCTGGCAAGCAGTAGCGGAGGCAATTGACATCGTTGCTGCATCGATAAGCGGTGTGTCTTCTATTGCGTCAGCATTGGGAGCAGATGAAGACACGACGGCCTCCATTAACAACATTGCAGGTGCTGTAGGCGGAGCAGCACAAGCTGTGAGTGGATTCGCATCTGGAAATATTGTTCAAGGCATTCAAGGAACTGTGTCGGCTATCACCAGCCTGATAAACCTTTTCAGCGGAGATCGACGAAAAGAACGTAACATTCAGCGCTTACAAGATCAAATTGATGCTCTCGAAAAATCATATGATGAACTCGGGGGGGCCGTTGAAGAGGCATACTCTACAGATGCTTCTGAACTTATCGAACAACAAAATGAATTACTCGAACAGCAAAAAATATTGATACAAAATCAAATAGCAGAAGAGCGTAGTAAAAAAGACACGGATGAAGAACGAATCAAAGAATGGGAAAATCAAATTGATGAGATAAATAAACAAATAGAAGAAAATAAGGAAAAGGCCTTAGATGCAATTTTTGGCGAAGATCTAAAATCTGCAATTGATAATTTCGCAACAGCTTACGCCGATGCATGGGCAAACGGGGAAGATCGGGCAAGAACCGCACGAGATGTGGTTCGGAATATGATGCGTCAAATGGTAATAGAAAGTATTAAATCTGCCATACAATCTTCCGAAGCCATGAAGAAAATTCGCGAGAGATTGCAAGAGTTCTGGTTAGATGGGGTATTTTCAGCCGAGGAACAAGAGGAGGCCTATAAAATGGCTGATGACTTACAAAAATATTTAGATGATAAATATGGATGGGCAGGTTCTCTGCTATCCGACAATCAGGCATCTACCCAGAATGCTACTTCACGCGGTTTTCAGGCAATGTCCCAAGACACAAGCGACGAACTCAACGGTCGCTTTACTGACATGCAAGGTAAAATGAACATCCTTGTCAATGGTATGGAGCTGCTTCGATCGATCAATATGGATACGCGTAATGTGACTTTCGACATCCGAGATATTATGATTCAATTGAATGGTAATGTCGCAGATATTCGAACATACACCCGCATATTGCCTGCAATGGGCGAAACTCTTGTTGCAATAAATCGAAAACTTGATAACCTATAAAACATGCCAACAACAGAAGTAACTATAAATAACAAACCGTTATCTACAATGGGAGTTGCCATGCTTTCAGGAGCATATGCAGCCCTCCTTACACCTCCATCTCTCAAAGAATTTGTCAAAAATGACGATCCAACACAAAACGGAATAGATATTATTGTTCCGGATTCACCGGTTGTAAATGAACGTGACGTAACATTGACATTTTTGATCAAAGGAACATCACAAGAGGCATTTTTATCTAACTATGCTGCTTTTGTTGCAGAATTACACAAAGGAACCGTAACACTATATGTCCCGGATTTAGGCAATACGTATAATCTTTTATATAGCAACAGCACTCAATTTGAAAATTATCGATTGAATGCCTGTAAATTAGCAGTGAAATTCCGAGAACCCAACCCCGCAGATCGGGCGGCACGCGAATAGGAAAGGCCGGGAATCTATCCCAGCCTTTTACTCGCTTCTGCTATTCATCGTAAAATGATGCGTTAGCCCCTCCCCATCCTTATCAAATCAATTGCAGTTCTTCTCCAATCTTACGAATTTCGCTCTTTATCATTTCCATACGTTAGGACAATAAACGTGTATTCGGCTACGTTTTCATAGTGCAACTAAAAAGTTGGCAAAAAATTTGCACCTCGAAAAAACGTGTATTATATTTGCATCATATAATGAAATATAGACGTACGGGTCTATCCGTAACCACGAATATCGAACATAAAGGATACAATAAGACCGTCATAATATTACATGGCGGTCTTTTTATTTATTGACAATATAAAAAACTTACGTTTATGAAAAAATTTCATTCGGCTCTTTTTGACTTTTGTTGGTTCCCTAATTATGACGCATCTATTGAATATCTTGCGAATAATATAGCAGATCCGGAACCATGGGATTTCTCAGATGCTACGCAAGCCAAATATTCCATTTTGAAAAGTTATATCGAACATACTTTCCGCAAAATTAAATCTGAAAATAAAATATCCTTTTCTTCTGATAACAATTTTGCATGTTTCAATACTGGACTTGTAACTGCAAATTTGGAAAGCATATTTGCTCTTGCTGAACGCAACAATAGGCCAGATGTAGCCGAGAAAGGTTTATCGCCTTATGTTTTCAAGGCATTTGTCAGGGAAAGCGATATTCAGCTAATTAGCAAATTCGGCGATAATATTCCGGACATTGCTGATTTTTTCCAGAAACCCGAGGATTTGATTTTCAATCCTCAATGCAGGGTAGTCCCTCAAATCGACCATATCATTGCGGACAACATGGACAGATTTCCTGCACACATGCAAGGGCTGAGTTCAGACGAAATGCGCAGAAGACTCGTTGGCGCGATTAATGAAGCCCAAAAAAAAGCAAGGTCAAATTACAAAATAGCTGTCCCCCAGTATTACGAAGGGAAAATACAACTTCTGTTGCCCTTATGCCTTACCCCTGGATCACCCAATCCGGATTTAGCTTTAGCCACGCATAAAATAGGGAATAATACCTATACAGCGCGCACATGCTTAACATTGAAGATGGCATATAACAACGCTCGTCTAATCGTTAAGCCGCAAAGTTCATGGCTTAAACCTTAAAATACGGATGGAAGCAACCCCCTCTTGCCCCGGTCAAAAGACCGGGGCGTTTTTCTGTATTTTTTCTTAAAATTACTTGCATAATGTGCCGAAACCCCACACTTTTGTATCGACCCTGTGATGGCACAGGATACATATATCGACGAAATGACAATATACAACCCTTCCGGTAAAGCGATATACGATGCGCCCGTAACAACGAGTGCCATTATCAAATACGCACTTATGGGGGATTATTACATCGAACTCCCCTTTAGTTTGCTTACCCCGCTGGATTTCCCCCTCGGATCATACATCACCTACAAAGGCCGCAAATTCGAAATCATGTCGGAGGTTTATCCGGATTTCGACAACAAAACCGGCGGCTACAAATACACGCTTCAGTTCCAGGCGCAGCAAAACCACATGAAAAATTTCATCTGCTTCTGGCTGGGAGGCGATAATCCTGAAGCTGTATTCCACAACACGACAGACTTGGCATCCTTCGGGGCGCTCATCGTCGCCAACATGAACAAGGCACTGGGAGGAAACAACTGGCAGATGGGAAGTGTAAATGTCGAACATCCGGAAACCAACAAGCTCGTATCGTTCAATGGCGATACCTGTTGGGATGCCTTATCATCCATTGCCGAGACTTTCGATGTCGAATGGTGGACCGAGGAGAACGGCAGTATCGTAACCCTGCATTTCGGAAAACTGAACTTCGGAACGCCGGAAACATTCAAACGCGGAGAAGTCGTCAAAAGCATCCCGGCCAAGAAAGGGGACGATTCCGAATACGGGACCCGTTTCTATGTATTCGGCTCCACGCGCAACCTGACGAAAGAATACGGACAATCCGAACAGGGCGGCGTAACGAACCACGTTTCCGAAGTCCGGTTACGGCTTCCGGATGGGCAGCAATACATAGACGCACGTCCCGGACTTACAAAAAACGAAATCAAGGAAGTCGTAGTGTTTTTCGACGACATCTACCCGAAGAACACGGAAACCGTCACTTCGGTAGAAACTATCGATCGGACAATCATTGAAGGGCAGACCGACAAGGCATACGTCATGGTATGCAACGACACGCCATTTCTACCTTCAGACGTAATCGAAGGAGAAACGCTGGGGGCACATTTTACGAGCGGCGATTTGATCGGCTGGGATTTCGAACTCGCCCTTATCGACGACAATGGCGACAATATCGACCCCGCGACCTGGAAACCCGAAGACGGATTCAACAAGAAATTTGAAATCATCGCCCAAGTCGAAACGTCCGGCGAAAGTCAGCAGATTATACCGAATGAAAACATGCGTCCTCGTGGAAAAGATGATGACCGAGGGCCTGACACTTTCGTACTCACAGGCGTCAAACTCCCCCAGCAACGCATAGACGAAGCAGAACAAGAACTTCTTGAGGTCGGCACTTCCTATGCTGCCAAACATAGCAGCGACACGACAGTCTATGACTGTGAAACGAATCCCGTGTATTGTACACACAACGAAAAAAACTACGAAGCAGGACAGGCTGTACGATTAATGGGTCCTCAATTCGGTATAGACGGTCGTCTTTCCCGGATTCAAGGTTATGAAAAAAAACTATACAACGAGTACATCGCAACCTATACGATAGGCGACAATACTCCTTATTCCCGCCTGGGCAGTATTGAATCGGACGTGAAAGCATCGCTCTATTCCCAACGTATAGGCATTGCGGAGAATGGAGCGGCTATATATCTAATCACCCGATACGATAATACTTTCCCGACCGATACAAATGCTTATTCTGCACGAAGGGCAATATGGGAGTTTGCCAACAAGCAGGCACCCGATACGTTCAAAGGTAGAATGACTTTCAACGCAGGGGCACAATTTGGACCATCATATGCCTCCGGTATTACCGGAGTGGGCGGGTTTATAAGTGAAAAAGGCGCCGGCGAGTTGGAGAGCCTCTTCATCCGTCGTTTTCTGGAGGTTCCGGAGCTTCGGAAAAACCGTGTCGGCATCAGCGTCGGGGATGACTGGAGCGCTCCGGGCGCCGGGGTGATCGAGAGCGTGGACAAGGATCAGAAGCTCGTAACGCTCAAACTCGAAGAGGGCGAGATCGGCGCCGTAGCGGTCGAGGATATATGTATGGGTATCTTCCACGACTTCGACCCGTCGAACAATGCGACGGCAGATTCCGACGACGGCCGGGGCAACTTCTCTTTCGCAGGCTTCGCAACGGTCTATTTCCGTATCACGGAGGTCTTGGGCGACCGCAACGAGCAGTTCCGCTACGAGCTGCGCCCCCTGTCGGCTACCTTTACCAGGCAGATCGACCCGATGGAATCGATGACCTTCGTGGCCTACGGCTCGTTCACGAATCCCGCCCGGCAGAGCTCGCGCTACTCGACGCGCACCTACCAGCGTTATCTGCGCAATGTCAGCGACTGGGAGTTTACGGCCGAGAATATCGCCGCGCAGTTCGGCGACCTTACGAACCTCTCCGTCTTCGGGATCCAGATGTCGGGCTATTCGGCCTATCTGGATAATATCTATCTGCAAGGTATGATCAGCAGCCTGGACAAGAAGGCGCTGCTGGACACCCGGAGCAAGCTGTTCAGAATGGTCGGCGACGACGGCGTCGGCGTGGCCTTCACCCCGGAGGCAGGCTGGAAGCAAGGCAAGCTCTACGACCCCGCGACGGGACAGTTTCAAAAGGAGTTCGACATCGAACAGATCGATCAGACGGCCACCGAAGCCCAGGACACTGCCAATTCCGCCGATCGCAAAGCTCAGCAGGCCAAGGATTACATCGATAACACGCTGCCCGGCGAATTGTCCGAGATCAACAAACGGCTGGACGGTGTCGTGGAAAACTGGTTCTATCCCTATACTCCCTCGCTTTACAATGAACCGGCCCAAACATGGATAGCGGACGGCGAGCAGGAAAACCATATCGGCGACACGTTCACCAATACGCTGCCCGCGAATTTCGACCCGACGGACGCAGGCTGCTGGGAGCAGGGCAGCATCGGTGCATCCTATATCGACGGCATTAAGACCTGGGATCAGATCAAAATCGCCGACAGCACCCGCATCCGGCTCAAAACTCCGGTCGGAGGAATACCCAAAGGCGCCGTATTGTCGGTGGGTGAAGGCTATACGATGGGTTACAATCCGATAGCGTCATCCGGAGCGGTTATAGCAAGTTACGTATGGAGCCAGAGCTATACCGTCGGAAGCGACAATCCCTACATAGCTTTTGTCATCCGCAAAACCGATAATGCCAAAATCACTCCGGCGGAATACCCGCAGATTCACTTCACCATATCGAGCGACAAGACGACGAACCCCGATGCGGGCAAATCGTGGCGGTGGGTAAAAGAAGAGGACGGAACCTATAAATGGACGCCGATCGCCGACAGCGATGCGGTAAAGGCCCTGCAAGAGGCGGCGCGGGCGCAGGACACGGCCGATGCCAAACGTCGTGTATTCGTCGTAACACCGACTACACCCTACGATGTGGGTGACATCTGGACGCAGGGCGAAGGTGGCGACATCATGCGCTGTATCGAATCCCGTGCAACGGGCAATTTCGAAAGCTCGGATTGGGACAAAGCATCCAAATACACCGATGATACGGCAGCCAACGAAGCCAAAGACGAAATTGCGAATCTTCAGTTCGGCGCCCGCAACTACATCGCCAAGCAGTTTATCCGGGAATGGAACAGCGCCAAAGAGGGTGTTTCGGACGTGGTAACGACCGGTACGGACACGGATGGAGCATACATGAGGATCGATGCCAACAAAGCGAGCAATGCAGGAGTGGCTATTGCATCTACGAGCCAGATCGTAAACTGGACGGATTGTTTCGGAGGTAAGATCGCTTACAAGGCCGGTATGTCCTATGTCTTCAAGGCCCGGATCAAGCAGCCCAACAGTAAGCGGGGAGTTATGTTTTGTGCGGTCTATGACGATAATACCTATCAATTTATGTCGGCACCGCCTTCGCCGACCGCATCCGAGCTGTATGAAGCGGTCTATACGACCCAAGCGGGCAAGTCCTTGCAGAAAATAGTTCTCTATGTGGTTGCCTGGAACCCGATCTACCTATATGACGTTCAGCTCACCGAAGGTAACAAGGCGCCGGCAGGATACTTGGTTGCGGAAGAAGATGTAAAGTTCGGCGCCCGCAACTATATCGCCAAACAATTTATCCGGGAATGGAACAGTGTCAAAGAGGGCGTTACGGATGTCGTAACTTCGGGGGCGGACGCGGACGGAACATATTTGTATGTCAATTGGAGCAAACTTCTGCAGGCCGGGCTTGCCGCAACCAACATCCCGCAGGTTTCGACGGTCCCCGACTGTTTCGGCGGCCAGATAAAATACAAGCCGAATACTCCGTACGTCTTCAAAGCCCGAATCAAGCAGGGTGCCGAAATTACGTTCCGTATCGTATACGAAGACGGCACCAAAGAAGTGCTTTCCGCTCCTCCGGCGGGAACGGAAGGAGTATATGAAGTGGTCCACACCATCGATGCTTCGCGTGTGGTGCAGAAGATATACATGTATGTCGGCAAAGGTGTTTCCATGTATCTCTACGACATTCAGCTTACGGAAGGCAACAAGGCCCCCACGGGGTATATCACGGCCGAAGAGGATGTGCAGGCGCAGATCGAACAGGTGAAGTTGGATGTGGACTACATCGCCTCGGATTCGAGCCTGACGCCCTCCGACAAACAGCAGGTGGCTAATGAATGGGCGCGGATTCAAGGCGAATATTGGAGCATCATGGCGAATGCCGAAAAGTATGATGTCCCCACGGATTCATTTACGGTCTATTTCCAGGCACTCGAAGATTATCTCACGCCCCTGCTGGCCGATATGAGTACGACATCCGAGATAACCGGCACCGAGTTCAGAAAAGTATTCTCCGATTATTATGAAATAAGCAGCAACATGTCGGACTTGATCGACGACGCGATAGACGAATCCATCAAATCGACAGAGTACCTCAAGAAGGCTATGGAAGACGGAAGTACCGAGGTGAAAGGCGGTCTGATAATGACCAATGTGATGTTGCTGAAAAATGCTGAAGGCGACGTGACGGCCGGCGTGAGCGGCTTGCAGGAAGACGATGTGCCCTTCTGGTCGGGAGCCGACTATACGAACCGGAAAAAAGCCGTGTTCAGGGTACACGCCGACGGAGAAGTACACGCAACCAAAGGTACCGTCGGAATCTTGCAGGTCAAAAACGATTCCGTAGAGGTGAGCGATGCGACCGCAAGCGGAAACAAGATCATACTCACTACTAACAATATAAACAGCGTAAGCCAGGTTTTGGGTTCTTCCAAAGTCCCGTCGAGCCAAACAACGGGAAATGTGGCGGTCATAACCTCTCAAACGAAGCCTTTCGCCTCGGATTCCAGAAACTCAAGTCAATTCAAATGCGGCGCGGAGGTGCAGATGTCGGCACAAGTCAAGGGGACGATCCGGAGCGGAGGAAGCGTGAAGATCGAAATTATCAACCAGACAGCCGATACTACCGACACGATATTCCGGCAATCTTCCGCATATGACGACACGGTATCGATACAGATCAACAAGAACATTAGTTATCGTTTTACGACCCCCGGCAACTACTATATAAAAGTAACAGTGGAAGCATCCTCGTCCGGAGGACTCGGAAATGCGGCATCCGCAGCTGTCGAAGCGATTACTTTTTCTTTCGTGACCGACATCCGCAAGAACCTGATTGCACCCAACGGAGTAGCCGTTGTGAAAGGATCGAGCAACTACGCGGTATTCACAGGAGATATTTTCGAGGTCCTGATCGGAAAAGCCGGATTACGTATTCAAAACGGGTAT